ATGGATCTAGTTCACCAACAAACCCAATTGCTGGTACTATTTGGTATGATTCAGCTAATACTGCTTTTAAGGTTTATAATGGAAGTGCTTGGACTCAAATTAGCACCACAACTCTAGCTAATTATGTTGGTCTTTCTGGTAATGAAACTGTTGCTGGAAATAAAACATTTAGCGGTGCTATGACACTAAGTAGTAATCTGACTGTAGATACAAATACACTATTTGTAGATGCTACTAATCATCGTGTTGGTATTGGTACTGCAAGCCCAAATCATAAACTTGTTGTTTCAAATGCTGGTTCAGAAGGTTTAGAAATTGCACCCGGAAATAGCGCAGGTCTCACAGTTCTTCAAACTTATAATAGATCTGATAGTACCTATGATACAATGGACTTAAGAGCAAGCGATTTTAAAATTCGTATTGGAAGTACAGAAAAAGTTACTATTGATTCTTCTGGAAATATTGGTATTGGTACTACAGCACCAAAAGCAAAACTAGATATTTCAACAGCTTATACTGGTGCATATACAACTAAAAAATTATATAAAACTTGGAAACAAGTATTAAATAGTCATGGTCATACAGATTATTCACACTGTTATCTAAAATTATTTAGATTACCAGAAGCTATTGCAGATAGTTGGAATCAAACATCATTTACCATATGTGGTACTATGATGGCTAATAGAGCAAATGATTTAGGTGTTACAACAAGTCAATATCTCTATATAAGTAAAGCTTATTCTACAACAGGATATAGTGCAGCATCACTAGAAGGATGTGTTCATTATGGTTATTTAGGGTTTGAACCAACAAGTAATGATACTTTACAACTTGTTAAAGTAAACGATGGTGGTGTTGATTGGGTATGTCTATACTATTATTCTACTGGTGCAAATATATATGGTTGGACTTTTGATGGTGTTCTTCATTTTTATGATGCTGCTATTTCAGATAATAAACATTGTTTTGATTTAGCAGACCCAACACTAATTCTTGGTCCAACACTATACGCAGGACCACTCCCAACATCAGTACTGCATACAACCCTTGCCTATACTGGTCGTAGAGTAGAACTTGGTGCTTTTGCTGGTACTGCTATGTCAATTGGTAGTGGTGAAGACACTTCAGCAGCTGGCAATGCTCCATTAATTGTAACAAATGATGGCACTACAAACTTAGCAATTAGAAATTCTACAGATAATATAGAATTAATGAATTATGTAGACTCAGCTAAAGGTATTCTTGGTACACATACAAATCACCCATTAGAAATTAGAACCAACAACACTAGTAATATTAGAGTTGAAACTAGTGGTCAGGTTGACATTGGTGCTTCAGCGATAACTAATACACAGTCTAATGCAAACCTTAGTATAAGAGGTGGAACTACTGGAAACGGAATAGAATGGGGACATCCTAATCAAGCTGGATATAATAACACTCTTGGTCATTTAGTTGGAGGTGGTGGTGGTTTTATTGCATTTAGCGCAGAACAAGGAACTAATAACAATACCTTTAGAACTAGAGGTATTAAGGGTGCTGGTATTGTCTCTGATACTTCTGGCGGTCTATATTTAGGAACCTTAGCTACAGCAAGTGCAGATAACCAAACAATGGACTATAGAGCACGGTTATTTAATAACGGTGACTTTGCAATAGATACAAGTACTTTATTTGTTGATGCTACTAATGATCGTGTTGGAATTGGAACCGCAAGTCCAACCAGGAAACTTGAAGTCTCAACCGCCGCAGCGAACAATTTGGAAGTTCTTGCTGCTGTTAGAAATGCAAATTCTGGAACAGGTGTTGCTGCTTTGGGATTCAATGTTTCCGCTACTGGCGAAACGAGTTCAACCAAGGCTGGAATTGGATTGCTGCGTGCCCAACCCAATGGAGTTGGAAATCTTTGCTTTTACAACAATGCCAATAACGGAGGATCAGGAGACTTTGCAAGTTCAGACGAGCGAATGCGAATTGAACCGGGCGGCAACCTAATCATTGGAAATGTGACTGCGGCTGGCGACACAAGTAGAAACTTGGACATTTACAATTATGCAAATGGATCATCTGCATCATCCATCATCCGATTGATTACCAATAACGTGAGCGGAGCCGCGTCTGCAATTGGTCAAATCATCAAGTATCAGACTGGCGGATTTGTTTTTAATAACACTGACACTGCGACTGCGGCTCACATGCGTTTTTCAGTCGGAAGCACCGAACGAATGCGTATTGATTCTGCTGGTAATGTTGGTATTAATACTGGCAGTCCAATAAACGGTTTACATATCTATAATAAACCACTTGTTACTCAAACCGCATCAGTTAATACTATTCATTATAGAGATCTTGCTAACTATGGATATTTTGGTGGAAGTGGAGATAAAACTGGAATAGTAGAAATAGCCCTTCCAACAACAAACTGGCAAAATGCGAGTAGTGCTAACCTGAACACAATGTTAAACATTACTATTGATGGAGCTAATTATGTTCCATCAGCATCTTGGCAAGTAAAAATTAGTGCGTATCATTACGCAAATGGTACACAATGGCATAGTAGTGGTGTTGAAATTACAGGAAAATGTCCATTTAAAGTAGTTAGACTTGGTTATAACACAACAACTAATAAACCAGTAATTCTTCTTGGAGAAACAACAACAGCTTGGAATTATCCTAGAATTAATTTATCTAGTGTTTATACTGGTTATTCTGGTACAACAGATGCTATTTGGTCATCAGGATGGGCATTCACCGATGGTATTACAAGTACTAGTAATTATACATTAACTTATGGTGGTAGTAATCCTTCTACAAATTTTTCAGTCAATACTAGTAATGAAAATTCATTTAATACAGCAACCACATTTAATGACAATGTTACTATAGCGTCTGCAAAGAAACTAGTATCTCCAACAGTTGAAACCGATGTAATTCAAAGTACTGGTACTTTAGAATTCCGTAGTGATTATGATGCTTCTGGTGGTACTACCGCAGATATGACTATTAACTCTAGTGGTGTAGTTGTATTTGCCAACCCACCGCTATATGGGGCAGTCCCATTAGCTTATCCAGAAACATCAGTTTTAGCTCAAGCTGCATCAGCTGCTAGTGGTTTTAGATTTGGAACAAACACAAAACAATTTAGTCCTACTGGTTTATGGCCTGTAAAATACACCAAAACTGGTCGTATTGTTGTTGTATCTGGTTTAGTTGAATATGGCCCAACAAGTAGTGCTTCAAATAACCAACAAATTACAACTAGTACTAATTTATTAGTTGGTCTTCCTCCAGTAGAAACAAACACAAGAAAAATGTTTGTTGTTCGTAGATCACTTGCAGCAGCTACCGGAGGAGCCTCTGCTGAAGGATTTGCTCGTATAGATATTGATGCATCTGGTAATTTAATCTATTCAGATACAACTCAATATTGGGGATTAGCTGGTGTTTGGGTTTCAGTAGATGTAACTTATATAGCGGCTTCATAAAGGAACTATATCATGTCAGATCAAAATAATATTGGTATTTATGTAGCTATGATGCAGTTGGCTATTCTGACTGTTGGTGTAGTTACCGTTATTCTTAAAATAGGAAAAAGAGATGCTATGATAGATCGTAATATAGAAGAATTAATTGTATTACGAGATATTGCAAAAGACCTTCTTAAAACAGATATTGAACAAGGTAAAAGCATAATTGTTATGATAGGTGATCTTAAAGAACTAAGACATCGTATAGAAGTTTTAGAAAGACAAATGCTATGAAAAGATTCCTAAGTATATTATTGCTATGTGGTTGCTCCTCTGTAAACGAGATCTCTACTAGCAATCATATAGTTCAGGAAAACGCAATTAAGATTCTAGACACTCAAAATATTACCGTTGCACATAAACATGCTCAGATTATTCTAGATGAAACATCTGATATAGCAAGTGTACTTGGTAATATTAAGGATATAACTCCGTGGTGGGCTACCCTATTACAGTATGGATTTATATCTATTATTGGTATTGCTTTAGTTATTGTACTATGGCAAACTGGTATTGGTCAAGCTATTAGATTAGCAATCGGTTGGATTCCTAGCAATAAGAAAAAAGAAGCTGCTTTAGCTAGAGATGTTCTTAATGATAAGAATCCAGAAACAGTTAGAGAATGGATTGCAGCTAAACGACTTAGTGATCCTGAGTTTGATGCTGCATGGAAAAAAGAACAAAAATAAAAAGGAAAAACAATGATTAAAACATCAGTTACATCTTCTTTAAAAGCAGAAAGAGTTCCTCTTACTTTACTACAAAAAGGCTCTTTACATATAGCTTCTACTACTGGAAGCCTTGCAAACAAAGCAACAAGAACCACATTACCAAATTTTCCAGCATCAACTAGCTTTGGTGGTGGTACTATTGGTTCTTCAATTACTGGTACTGGTCCTTGGACAGCAACAATAACAGGAATGACTAGTACTGGTGGGCTTGTAGTAGGAGCACCACTCACCGCAACAGCTGGTACTGGTACATTATTTGGAGGCTCACCAACATCAGTTGTAGTTGCTAGTATTGTTAGTAGTACCTCTATTACTTATACAGTAACTGGTGGTACAACACCTACTGCTGGTACAGTTACAAGTATTACAACAACAAACCCTATTGGTGGTGCTGTTTATGCAATGCCAAATGAACATAATTGTATTAAAATAATTCCATTTCTTAGTGCAGTAAATACAGGTCAAATTAGAGTTACTGGGTGGTCACAAACCGATACTGGTGGTGTTTGGGTTCCACATATGTTATTTTTAGGAACTGTAGCTAATATAAATGCATCAGTAGCAAGTACAGACTTTCCGGGATATACAGGAACATCAACAAGCTTATATCCAGTAACAACAATGAGCACTTTAGAACCAGCATGGGCAGCAACAAATATACCATCACACTTTACAGTAGTTACTGGAACAACAGGAACATCATCTGGTGGTTGTATTGTTCTTGATACTTTAGGTAGTTCTTTAATTGAAATAGAATTTAAAACAACAACAACTAGCAGCATTTGCAATGCTTTTGTTGCTCCAGTATCAATTTATTAAAAGTAAAACATGCCCGGAAGAAAACCGATTGATATTGGACAACACTCATCAGACCGTGGTATTCTAAAAAGAAATACTACTGGAGTAATAAATAGTTTTAAAGAAGAAAATCTTTCTGGATTTGCTAATAAAGAAAACTCTTTGGGTCAGTTTGGTGCTACTACTTCAGCAGAACTAGCGGCAATTATTACAGATGAAACTGGAACTGGTAGTATTGTATATAACGCTAATCCAATTTTATATACCCCTCAAATTGATACAGTCTCTAGAATTATAACTAGCGAAGTAACTACAGGAGCTACAACAGCAAACCAAGTATTGATGTCTTTTCCTTTATATCAAGGAACTGATATAGCTACTAATGTTATTATTGGTTCTGCTGATGTTATTATTCAAACTGATGTTGGAGATACAACAGGAACTGGTGCTACTCCAGAAGCAGTAACAAAAAGAAGACTTACTAAGATGTTAGTTCTTATGGATCACGATTGGAATGGAACTTCTAATCCACAATCACCATCTCCAGATCATACTGAGTATGGCCATACAGCAACAACTACTAATATTTGTACTTATAACTTTGCTTATAGGTCTGCTACAAAAACATTTAATATTGAAGTTACTCCATTAACTAATAATACCATGCGTCACAGAGTTATTGCATTCTGTATGTTTGGTATGGATAGAAATTGGAATGCTCCAGCAGTTGCAATCCCATAAGGAATAATATATGGCTATTAATAGATTTAATTCAAAAGCTGGTTATTCAATCAGCGATCCTACAGTAAACCTTATAGATTCTTCTGGTAATTATACAACCACTACTGGAGATGTAACTGCTGTTAACTTTTATGGTAATTGGAATGGAACTGCAATAGGTGAAACTAAAGGTGGTACAGGACAGACAAGTTATACTCTTGGTGATTTAATATATTCATCTGCAACAAATACTCTTACTAAACTTTCTGGAAATACAACTACAACTAAAAAAGTTCTATCACAAACAGGAACTGGCTCTATATCTGCTGTTCCTGCATGGGATACAGTTTCAAAATCAGATGTTGGTTTAGGAGATGTCGAAAACACAGCATTATCTACTTGGACAGGAGTAGGTGTTTTTAAACCACTTTCTGGTGGAACCGGAAACAATTTAAAATACTTACATCCTCCTTATTGTACAGGTGGTACTGTTTCTGCTTCTGCTGCAACAAACACTCTTGTATATTATTTACCATTTACTATTGGAGGACCGGGAAATATTTCAGTAAAAGCAGCGGTTCAAAGTACTGGCACAAGTCCCGGAGCAAGTCCCGGAACAATAACAGCAAAAATATATAGTGCATCATCATCAACAGGAAATCCATCTGGAAACTCTCTTTATGATTTAGGAACAATAACACTAACAAATACAATACAAGCTGCGTTTATTGGTGATACAACAGTTTCATTACCTCCCGGACATTATTGGGTTGGTTATAAATTTAGTGCTGCTCCTGTGTTAAGAAGAATACAAATAGATCAAGCTTCTTCATATAGAACTGTTGGAGGAGAAGTTCAATCTGGAACAAACTATATTTTTTATTGTTTCACAGAAACAGTAACATCTGGATCAACAGCACCATCAACAGTAGGATCTTTAACAGAGTCTAATGGAGCATCATTAAACACAACATTACCCTGTATATATTTACAGATACAATAACATGAAAATAGTACAAACTAATTTGGATGGGTCAACTACTTTAATAGATTTAAGAGTTTTTTCAATAGTAAAACAAAACCAAATAAAAGCAATAAAAGATAGAGCGATGGAATTAATACTAGAAAAAGCACCAGAATATAAACAAAGAAATGCTGCTTTGGGTTTATTAAGTAACGAAGAAACAGATAAGATAAAACAAGATATTCAAAGTATTAGAATTCTTTCAGATCAAAAAGAAAGTCAAATTGAATCTATTGTATGGGATGGAAATAAGGAAACTGAAGCGGCTGCATGTGATGCAGTTGAGTTAATTTATTTAGATTAATAAGGAGAATAACTATGGAATCATTTTTAGGAAGTGTTTGGTTTGGTTGCTTTATGTTATTTGCTGGTTATGTAGCTGGCCATATCGTAAGTGTTGATAAGATCAAGACTTGGATTAAGGGCTGAACATGTCCGATAACAAGGATCTCATTAAACGCCTTAACGACCGTTTACTGAGCCAGCTGCTGTTAGACCTAGATGACCCCACCCGATGTACTCCGGGGCTTTATACGGTCATCAGAGGGCTTATAAACGACAATAGGGAGGTACTGGATGGTATCTCCCACGCTACGCTAGATGAGCTAGAAGCTAAGATGGCTTCCAAGGCTCCATTTAAATTTAAAGCAGCCAATGGCTGATAACAAGGAACTATGACATAATTGTTGTAGTTCTTATTATGGAGGATGTATGCAAGCACCACAAGAAATGGTTGAAGACTTTAGAAACCACCTATGGGCCTGTTTTAAGTACCTAGGTCTTGGAGAGCCAACACCATTACAATACGCTATGGCAGATCTAATGCAAACTGGACCAAGAGACTTCCAATTACAGGCTGGTCGTGGTGCAGGTAAATCTGTAATCAATGCTTGCTTTGCTAGTTGGAGATTACTAACAAACCCAGATAGAACTATTATGGTTATATCTGCAACAACTTTAAGAGCAATTAACTTTATTGCTCAGGTAAGACAAATCCTAGAAGTTGTTCCATACTGCAACCATCTTAAACCAAAAGAGTTTGATAAAGATAGTGCATTCGGTTTTAATATTGGTTGTCGTACAGTATTCGGTCAGGATTTATCTTGCTATGCTAGAGGTATTACTGGTCAGATAACTGGTAGCCACGCCGATGATATTATTGTAGACGATGTTGAGATTGAAGAAAACGCAGATACTCCTTCAGCAAGAGAAAAACTTTTAAATAAGTTGGCTGAGTTAGAACAAATTAGAAACAATACACCAGATGGTTGTATTCGTATTCTAGGAACATATCAATCAACAGATAGTGTTTATCTTAAATTATCTAACTCTTATCCTATTATAAAGTTTCCAGCAGTTATGCCAAATCCGGATGTTCCGGGTGAAATAGATAACTGTGCAGAATATATCCTAAAGTTGGAGCTAGAAGTAGGAGAATCAACACAACCAGAGAGATTCCCTATAGATGTACTTAAGTCTAGAGAAGCTAAGATTGGACCAAGATTATTTGCACTTCACTATAAATTAGATCCTACACTTAGTGATAGAGCTAAGTATCCTCTTAAGTTAGAAGATTTAATAGTTATTGATGTTAATCCTGAAGTATTCCCTGAAAAGATTACTTGGGAAAAGCGTACTCCAAAGAAACAAATTGAATCGTTTGGTATTTCAGGAGATCTACTATATGAACCACAATGGATTAGCCCTAATTTTATACCGTATATGCAGACTGCAATGTTTGTTGACCCTAGTGGCCGTGGATCAGATGAAACGGCTATTTGCATTGCGTCATTTGTCAATGGCTATGTCATCATACATGAATTGCTTGGTTTGCAAGGAGGATACGAAGAAGCCTTATTAAAGAAGATTGCTAAGTTAGCTTATCAATATGATATTAATCTAATTAGAGTTGAAGCTAACTTTGGTGATGCTATGTATTGTAATTTACTAAGGCCAGTCGTTTCTGAGATCTGTGGACAAGTAGCAATAGAAGATTTTAAAGTTACTGGAAATAAAGAACAAAGAATTATTAGAGTTCTTGAACCAATAATGGCAGTACATAAATTAATTTTTAATACTAAAGCTATTAAGAATCAAGAAAATCAAAAACAAATAACAAGAATAACAGAGCGTCGTGGAAGTCTTAAGCATGACGATAGAGTAGATATTTTAGCTAGTGCTGTAGCCTATTGGCAAGATTCTTTATCAATTGATGCTGATTCTCAAATAGAAAAGAATAAAAAAGAAGAATATAAACAGCAGATTAAAGATTGGATGAGTAATAAAAGATCTTTAGGATTACTTGGAGAAAGAGTAAGTGGTGCTTTAATAGTTAATGGTAATCCAAATATTAACCAAAAAGTATATCCCAGCATCATAAAAAGGAGATTTAGAAGGTGACAGATATACTCCCAATAGTTGATAAAGAAGAACTACAAAGAATTAATAATCAAAAAGTAACTGAGTTGGAGAAAATTGCTTCAGATATGCCACAAGTATTTCTACAAACAGAAGGTCTTATATTTGGATCTATGTATTCAAGAACAATTTTTATACCAGCAGGTACTTTAATTACTGGTGCTTTTTCAAATATAGATAATATCTGTATTATAAGTGGTGATATAACAGTCACTACAAATGATGGCCCACAACGCTTTACTGGTTATCATGTTATCCCTGCTATACGGGGTGCAAAGAGAGCTGGAATAGCCCATGCTGATACATATTGGACTACGCTAATACACACAAACAAAACTAGTGTTGAAGAAGCTGAAAAAGAATTTACCAGTGAAATTGAAAAACTACAGACAGAAAAAATAAAAAATAATACAATACTTATTGATAAAGGAAATTAATAATGTCATATGCAACATTAGCAGTTGGTGGTGGAATGGCTGCTTTGTCTATTGGTCAAAGCTTAATGCAGGGTTTTGGTGCTCAGAATCAAGCACAAGCCCAAGCAATGCAACAACAATTAATTGCACAAAACGCTAATTTCCAAAGAAAATCTCAGATTCAAGCAAATAATCGTAATATTGAAAAAGCTAATTTAGCTAAAGCAATTAATAATAAAGCAATTGAAAGAACAGCACTTAGCGAACGAGCAATTCAAGAAGTTTATACAGAGCTTGGTTATGACAATGCAAAAGGTCAGTTTAGTAAACAAACAAACCAAGTAAACTCAGCATTACTATCTAGTGTAAGCGGTAGAAATATATCATCATCTTCAGGAACAGCCAGAGCATTATTAAGACAAAATCTTGAAAACGCTACAGTTAATATGGCAAATCTCAGAGTAAATAGAATGAATCAAATGAGAGATATTCAAACTAGTTATCAAAATAAACTAGCACAAAGAGATTTTAATTATCAAGAACTACAGACTTATTTACCCGGTTATGATGGAATGATTAGTGCAAACAATACTGGACAGATTCTTGCTAGCGGTGCTCTTAGCGGCCTACAGGCTGGTATTACAGCTGGTCTATTATACGGTAAGGGTAGTGGTGGCGGTCCTAGTGGTAGTCTTGGTGAGAGTATAACTGATTGGGGCAATGCTTCATCTATCGGTGGAAGTGCTATGGGCGCAGCATAAAGAGAGATAAAATGAATACTGATAAACTAAACAAACTACAACAAATAGCTGAAGGCACAACTTATACTGGAAAAACTAATAGTAAAAGATTTTCAGATATAAGAGCTGACCAAACTAAAAACAAACTAGAAAAAATTGAAGCCAGTATTAAACAAATGTACCCAAATAATAAACAAGAGTTTTTTAATACTTGGTTACAAGCAACAAAAGACCTTCCATTACCAACAGATAAAATAAAAGAACAGTATTGGAAAAAGTATCTTGAGTTACACCCAGACGGAGAATCCAAAGCTAAAGAAGAACTTATTTCTAGAACAGAAAGAGAAATGGAAATGTTTCAAAGTCCAACTGAAAAAGAACATTTCTTAAGAGATAAAGTTTCAAGATGGCCAAAGTGGATGATAGAAGAATTTAAAGATGATCTTCAAAACTTCTCAACTAGAAACGCAGATATTAATCTTAATAAAGCAAAGCAAGTTTATAAAGATGATCTTAGTAAAAGACTTAAACAACTGACTCCTAAAGAATTAGATCCCGATGTATCAGAAGATGCTCATATTGAAGATTTATTAAAACTAGAAAGAATGAATCTTTTAGATGTATCTAATGCAATAAACGGACGTTTTGGTGTAGCAAATAAAGATGGTGTTTTTACTCCAGCTTTTGATTTGGAAGATAGATCTCAAGTGTTTCCACAAGATCCATATGGAACTCCAAATACAGATGAACAACTTATGGTTGATGAGCTAGCACCAGAGTTTATTAAAAACTTTGTTAAAACTAATGTTGCAAATCAACGAGCTAAAATAAACTTAGATAATAAAGCATCAGAAGGTGTTGCTGCCAATATGCTTGAAACTGGTTCACTAACACCAGATAAGTGGAATGAGGCTTTTTCTATGTTTGCAAAACCAGAATATCAAACTCTAATTGAGAGAGGTATGATGGGAGAAATTAACAGCGGTCGTATAAAAAACGAAAAGGATATAATGAAAACTTTATATATGGCTTTAAATCAATATAAAGATTTATTTCAAGGAGATGTAAATGCCCCCAACACCAAATAATTTTATAATTAATCCAGACCAAGTAAATATACAAGCACCAAAAGTTCAGGAACAAATTGCAGGAGCTACCTTTGTAAAAGAAGGTGAAGTATCTATGGCCGCTCCAAGAGAAATGATTGGTGGTATTGATACTAGTGCTTTTGATTGGTATGGTGTTGGAGCAAAAGCATTTGAAGTAGCTGGTAATATCCTTCCAAGAGTATTAGAATATAATATCCAAAAAAAGGGTGCTGAAATTTCTGATATTATTTATGATGCTGAAACTAAAGTATATGACTCATACTCAAACAAAAAACAACAAGGACTGCCTTCTGACTTTGCATCAGATGGTGCAGTAAGCGGTATAAACAATATACAAGATGGGTTTTATAAGCAACAAAATGAAGCTGCCGAAAAAATAAATAGTGTATTTGAATTTGAAAATCCTTTATTTGTTAAGGATGCAAATGGAAACTATAAATCAAATGAATCTTTTAAGTATGATGGTTTTGGTAGTAGGTGGTTTGATGTAATTGATAACGCTAGAAAAGGTTATAAGTCATTAGCAGAAGCAGGAGAAAGAGTTCAAAGAGATGCTTTGCTAACTATGAATGAACAAATGAATCTAGCAAATGCTTTTAATAATGGCAAGCTTGGTAAAGTTCAACCAACAGATGCACAAAAGAAGTACAATCAAGTAGTAGATCAAAACGAACCGGGATTAAAACAAATCCTATTGCCAAAAGAACAAGCAGATTTACTTCAAGATAAAAGTTTAATTATTAAGCAAGATCCAAATACTGGAATTACATTAATTGATAATAATAGGTTTATGGAGCTTCCTGAAGATATTAGAAAACAACAATATGCACAATATGTTCAAGAATATTATCCACAAGCAGGTATTCAAGTACCAGATCAATTTAAAAGACTTGCTACTGCTCTAGCTTCAGCTCCTTCTTTAGGAACAGAAAATCCAAAAACATTTGATATGTTTTATCACATTGCTCCACAAATTAGTGACGAATCTTTTGAGTATATGCAAACTCAAGATAGTAATATTTCTGAAGAGGGAATGAATAGACTTAGAATTATTAGATATCTTTCAAGAAATACAAACAAATCAAGTGGTGAAGTATTACAACTTGTTAGTAAAACAAACCTAGAAACAATGGGTGCACTAACAAAAGCAATGTCAACACGAACATCATTAAGTCAACAGGCTGGTGTTAGCGGTATTGGTAGTAAGTATACTTCATTAGAAAACTCATATTCATCCTTCTTTATTGATCAATTAAAAACATCTGGATTAAATATTACACAAGATAATTTAAACCAAACTCTAAGAGAAAATAGAGATATTAGAGAAGCCTATATGTCTGGTTTATCTTTTTATATTACACCAGACCAAGAGTTAAACAAGGATGAGCGAGAAAAAATATCTCAAAATATTATTGTATCTTCTTTATTAACACCATCCACCTATACAATCAAAGGTGTAGATGCAAACAATAATCCAAGATTTACTCGTACTGGCTTAGTATCTCCAAATTCTATTTTTAGACCAGAGCCAACAAAAAGAACTTTACAACAATTAAAACAAAACCAACTATTACCAAAATCAATAAAAGAATCTTTAAATGATGGTTCAACTGGGGAATTGAAACTTGGTTATGCTTCTCAACTAGCAATGACTAATTTAGAAGGTGATGTTAGTGGCTATACAGGAGTTATTGCTAGTAGTATTGACGAATCATTTTCTCAACAAAGAACCTTATTCCCAGTAGATAAACTACAACGATTAGTGTCTACAATTCATATTGAAAGAACTAATCCAAGTACTGGTCAAATTTATGACGCTGGTCCAAACAAGGCAACTATTTATAAGCTTGCTTTTGCATCTAGCGACCAAGTATTGACTAAGTTTAATGGTGGAGTAAGACCACAAACCGAAGAAGAAATTCAAAAATCTTTTTATACCGCTATGGAAGCAATTCCAACAGCAGATCAATGGGGCTGGACTCCAAACCTATCTGAATCAAAAGGAGCCTATAGAAATAAAACTATGGGTGAAGCCAGAGTAGATATGGTTTTAACAAGCATTCCACTCTATAATAAAGATGGAGTAGGAGAGCTATTAACAGACTCAACAGTAATACCAATTGAAATGAAAAATGGGCGTTCATTTATTAACCCAGTAAATGGACAGTCTATGTCATTCTTTTCTGATATTAAAGACGAAAGCGGAGCAATAGATATTTATGGTCCTGCTTCTGATTTTAATGTATGGGCAAATAGTCTACAAAGTGGAACAAACCCAAATCAGATTAAACTAACAACTAGTCCAAAAACCGTACAGAATCAGATTGATTACTTTGTTGCACCAAAAACTAAAGATGAATTAGTTGTTGAAATTAAAGATAGTTTATTAAAAACACCAAATAGAAATACTAGTAAAGATTCTATTTTTGTTGGTCAAGATTCTAGTATGGATACAATTGCAGAATTTAGAATGGCATTACAATCCGAGATGCCTTTCTTAGTAAAGAACGCACAACAAAATATGGGTTTAAATCAGCAACAAGCTGTTGAATTATATTCAGCCCTGTTAACAGATGAAACATCTGCTGCATTATTTGAAAAAGCAAAAGGAAAACAATTTATTGTTACTTTAGCAGATGTAACTCTATCTACAAAACAGTTCTTAAATAACGCACAAACAAGCGTTCCAAATTTACCACCAATAGATTCTAGTAATAACGATATCTTAAAAGGTATTCAAGATAGAATTACAATTACACCAACCAAGTTAATGGCACAAGCTATTAAACAAGCAGAGATAAAAAAACAAGAAACTACCCCACAAACAAAGATGGAATGGAACTATGATACATTATCTTGGGAAAAAGTACCAGTAGTAAAAGAACAAACATTTACTAGTGATCCTAATTTCAAGTATGGTGGGGCAATTGGAACAATTAGAGATTTCTTTACTGGAGAAAAACAAACAAAACAAATATCTCCCGGTGCTGTTAGTGATAAACAAGGTGATATATGGTGGCAAATATTAGGAGATAAAAAGGGAGCTGGAGAAGGTTTAAAACTACAGGCATATCAAGATAATGGCGGTGTTTGGACTATTGGTTACGGAACAACAAGATATTCAGATGGTACTACAGTAAAAAAGGGAGATACTGTAACAGAAGAAGAAGCTGTTGATATGGCTAATTATAAAATTTATAATGATATTATTCCAACTTTAGAAAAAAGAATACCAACTTGGAATGATATGAATGAAAACCAACAAGCTGCTATTGTTTCGTTTGCATATAATTATGGTGAATATTTTTATGGTAAACCAAATTTTGAAACAATAACAAAAGCATTATCAGATAAAGAAAATTTTGTTGATGTACCAAAAGCACTTAAATTATATAATAAGGGATTAAATAAAGAAACGGGTAAAAAAGAAATTCAAGGCGGTCTTGTAAAAAGAAGAGAAAAAGAAGGACAGCTTTGGGTACAAGGTACAGAACTTTCAGAAAAGTTTGATGAACGAAATTTAAAATATCTAAAAAAGGAATATCAAGCTTTTGATTTAGAAATAGGACAAATACCAAAAGATGAATTAGACATTATATACAACGCTATTATTTCTAGAGTAAAAGCAAGAGTTTTATTTGAAAAATACACTAAAGAAATAGAACTAAAACTTGGAAGACCTCTTGATGGTAGTGATGATAAATTATATATGCAATTAAATAAAGATCACCCCGATCTTGTTAAAGCTGAAGAAGATGCTCGTAAAACTAAAAAAGAACTAATGCGTACTAAGTTCTTTACTAAGTCGGAAGAAAAACCACAAAGAGATTCAAAAGGTAATTGGAATTATAACAATCCCTTAATTTTTTATGAGCAAAGAGTAAATGAGCTAATGAGCAATATGAATCGTATTCACAATCCAAATAAAGTTTAATCTACTTATTCATGGCACACAAGTTCCCAGAAAGGTAACATATGAGTACAGAAAAAATCAACATTGATGGTTTAAATAATTTTAATTTTCAACTAGGTCCAAGTGTTAACTATAAACCAGAACAAGAACTACCAGAACTTTACTTTACAGCAACTGCTCCAGTAATGTTTGGTAGGTCTTTCTTTAATAACTGGCAAACCTTAACAGCTCCATTTACTTTTAATACACTAGAAGGAGCTGAAGCAGAGCGTTATGGTGTAATGCCTGATACTAATCTACAGGCTATTAGTTCAAAGGAAAATTGGTCAATTAAAAAACCAAACAATGATGATTTTTGGGAATTTAGAAAAGCAAACTATCTATTAACTGGAGGAGCTGGTTCTGGTTTCTTAGGCAGAGATGTAGATAGATTTGCTTTAGAGAGAGCAAAGAGAGGATATTGGAGTGGTCCTTATTTCAAGATTCAAAACCCATTAATTGAAAACATGGATCAGGTTGAAAAGGATTATAATGATTATTTAAATCAAATTAAAGCAGCAAAGCAAGCTGTTAAAGTAAATCTTGGTAATGATAATGAACCAGTTGCTTACTATGAAGAAGGTGTTCCAAAAACAGCAGAAGGCAAGCTAGCATGGTCATCTAGTGGTGGTGTAGATATTAAGTATGATGGTAAAGAAATTCCATCACATATAGTACCAGAACCAATGACACTAGAACAATTTAAGGAAAGAAATAAAGCATTTATAGATGCTGGCTCAATCAGTAGATGGATGTTATCTACACAAGCTGAAGGTGGTTATCTATCTGGTAACGCTCTTATTGGTGCTTTGGTTGATACCGCATTTGACAACCCACTATATAAAAATAACTTAGACGATGAATATGCTAAACAATCAGCAATTCAATTATCTTTAGCAAAATATAACAGCGGTTTTGATATTTTTGAACAGGGAGTTGGATCAATTGCGGACGATCTTAAAACGCTTATTGATAAAAAAGATCCAAACTTTGATGGAGCAAAGTGGTTTAATCAACTTAATCTACCAAAAGAAGTAAAAGAAACTTTATCAAAAAAGGGTATTGATGGTATTGATTTTATTGGAACAAACAATAAGGATCATGCTTTATTTATATTACAGGATAAAGTATTTAAATCAACTCTTCAAGAAAAAATAGAAGCATACCAAAAAGATAGTGTACTATTTGATAATTTTGTTGGAGATATTATTGGCTTTATTACCGATCTTCCAACAATTGCTGTTAATGATCCAGACATTGGAATTGGTATTGCAGCCACAGTAGCTACTGCTGGTTTTGGAACAGCAGCAAAGGGTGGACTTGCAGCACTAAAGGCAGCTGGTTATACTAATAAAGCAATCAAACTACAAAAATCATTACAAGCTGTACAAAAAGGACTTAGTATTAGTACCGCGTTGGCAACAGGTGAACTACCAAGCTTTATGCAAAAGATGGGTCATTTAAAAAGACTTAGTTATATTGGTGGTTCTGGTGCTGTATTAAATACAATTGCAAGCGCAAAGGACCAAACAACAAGAATAGCTATGTCAATGACTGGTCTTCAAACAGACCATGAATTTGAGTATTCTAAAAAAGAATTAGCTATTGCTGGTACTGTAGGTTTCCTATTTGGAACAAGTTTATATGGCGCAACTCAAGGACTTGGTAAATTAAAAAATAAACTATTTAAAAAAACAGATGAAACTGGCGTTGCTCGTTTAGAAACACCAGAAGGAACTGATGCTATTGTTACTAGCCCAACTCCACTTACAAAAGATGCTATTATTGAAACTGCTACCTTAGCTGTTGAAGAAACTAAAGTAGATCCAATTACAGCCGTACCAGCAGTAGAAGGTGTTAGAACAATAGACATTGATATTGAAGGTACTAAGTATAAGTTTAGAGAAGATGAAATTAGAAAGATAGATGAAACAGCAAAACAAAACACTATTGAAAATGTATATATTAGAAGAGAAGATGGTATCTATGAAATACCAAAACTAAGTTTAGATGAAGCTAAGATTAGAGCTGTTGAGGTAGAAGGATTGCCTCCAGTTACTGGAGAGGTTCCTACTAGACTAGAACGAATTGCTAGCGATGCTGAAAAAGCAGCTGACTCTGCTACAATTAAAGAAGACGGTAGAGCAGGTAAGCTAGGTTCTGCTCCAGAGTCCCCAATCTTTAATAAGGTTACTGGAGAAAGTATTTTAGATTACGGTAAGAGATCTATTGATGCTAATCAAATAAAAGATGAAAAGGATTGGTTAAGAGTTGTAGCAACAGCTGAAGATATTAAAACTATTCAAGCTGAACCAAAACCTTATTTGAAGATTAGAAAAATAAAAGAACTTGCAACAAGATCTTTAGATGTTCTTAAGCAATTAAAAGAAAGTGGAAGAACAGCCAAAGACTCTACTTGGTTTACAGATCAAGAAATAAACTTAAATCGACACATTGCCGATTTACAAAAACTAGAACGAGATCTAATTGGAAAAGAAAACAAAGGCTTCTCTACTTTAAGCAATGAAAAGAAAACTCAATTCTTAGAGTTAGCTGAAAAATATAAAGATGTTTCAAGAGAAGATTTTGATCGTCGTATTAACGAAGAAAAAAATCTCAATAGAAAGTTTAGAAAAGCATTAAGTGAATATCTTTTTGGTAAAGAAAAACCAACTGAAACACTAAAGGTTAAAGACACAGATTCTCCATTAGTTAGAAAACTAAAGCAAAAAGAAAATGCTATTCTTGCTAATCGAAAGACTAAACCAAGATCATTAAATGCTGCTCAAACAAAGAAAGCACAAAAAGCATTTACAGATATTTCTTTTGCTAAGAAAATTTCACCAGAACATGAAAAACTTATAAATTATTTTGAAAAAGTATTACAAAAATATTTTGATAATAGTTTCCCACATACTGATATTAAAGCTGCAAAAGAACTTAAAGAAAAAACAGTAAAGTTAATTGCTTCTGCTATTGCTAATTTAAAACTAAATCCAACTAAACTAGTAACTTATTTAGAAAGAATTGGTGAAAGTGGTCTCTATGGTGAAGCACTACCGGATGCTGGTGTAAGAGAAATTAAATTTGGTTTTTCTGTATTTGTTAATGAAATAGTAAAAGGAGCTGAAGCTGGTTCTTTAACACCAAACCAAACAGCACACTTAATAACTAAAGTTGCTTTACACGAACTGGGTCATATCTACTCATTCGTATTAGATATTGATCAACAAATAGAATTATATAAAGCATACTCAGATTATGTAGATTTTGATTTAGTAAGATTCTTTACTGATCTTGATAACGCAGTGTTTGAAAAGGGAAATTTAAACGGTAATTTTGTTTATTCTTTTGGAAATGTAGCAGAATTTTTTGCAAATATGTTTGAAAGCCTTGTTTATTCTAGATCAGTAGAAGCAATATCTAAACTAGAAAACCAAAGCTTACTTACAAGAGTAATGAGTCCATTCTTTAAGTTTATTAAAGATGTATGGGGTAAACTATCTAATATTATAAGAAAATCAGAATTTAATGATCTAGATAATATTATTAATGGTTTAATTGAAGTAGCTGATGAAATTGATTATAGAACTGTTACTAATTCAGCTTCTTTAGGATTACACTCATTGAGGGTTCAAACAAGATTAGCACAGAACCTTGGAAAAACTTTTGATGGTATTTCTTACACTAGTTATATAGATTCTATTTTTGAAACTTTAATGGAAAAAGCATCGGTTGATACACCATCTAAATTACTTGCTGATATAATTGCAGAAACAACTTTAGATGCTACTAGTGTAAGAGAAGTACAACGAAAGTTAGTAACAAAATTATATGATGGTACATTAAATAGAGAACAGGTAGAAAGCTTAAGTAATTTTGTAGACTCTGACATTAAAGATTTAATAAAAGAGGTTATTGCATATAAAGATGATTATTATACAAACTTACTAGCATTATCTTATTGGTTAATTCCAGATAAAGTACAAGAACTATTACAAGCAAACTACTATAAAATGTTTTCTCCAACAGGAGAACAGCTTCTTAATACTCAAACAGATTTTATAAAAAACTTTATAGAATTATCTGATCTTTCAGATAGATATAAAGCAAAATCTATTGCCTTTGTTTTACCGTCTTTATTTGAAGAAAACATTACTATGGCTGAGATGTATAGAAATGTTAATAGTATTGTAGACTTTTTAAAACGAATTAAAAACGATAAAGAAGCTACTGAAATTTTACAAAATAAAATTGGTAGTTTCTTTGTAGATAAAGCATACGAAACAACACAAACTATTGCTGGACAATACCTAACTCAATTTACTTTCTTTGAAGATGTATTAAATAATATTGCAGAGTATACTGGAATTACTATTGATCACAAGTTATATCAAAGCACAGAAAACTTAATTCTATCCGGTATTGAAGAAAGATTTGCAAGAGAATTTGTATTTAATGATAATATAATAGTAACCAAATTATCTAGAAACCCAAACCAACCACATGGTATTAAAGATTTTGATACTCTTATAAATGCTTTATTAGATACAACTACTGAAAATAGTATTATTAAGTATTTACTAGAAACTTACATGAAAGACACAGAAGTAGGTAAGGTATTTAGCCTACAACCAGTTTTCCAGCGTCTTGAAACAGATAAAGCATTTGAAGCACAGCTATTAAATGCAGCAAAAGAAAATCCAGATATTGATGGATTTGCTAAAGCACTATCTGGTCTTCTTGTTGATGAAAAGAAAAAGAAGATTAAGAAAGAAAGAAAGCTAGTTGAAAAGGTTGTAGAAGTACCAGATAAACAAGAAGAAGTTAAAATTCCTGATACATACATAACAGAAGACATTGGTCAAATTAAAGATGCTGATACCTTTGTAACTATGATTGGAGAGGTTGTAACTAAAACAGTATCTACTAAAAAAGAAAGAGAAGCTGGAGTATCCGGTCTAAAAGTAACAGCAAAAACAAAACTTGGTGCTAGTATTAGAAAGTATTTAAAAGATAACTGGAGTGGTATTAAAACAGAATCTGTAGAAGACCTAGTACAAAAAGTCATTGAAAAAATTCTTATGAATAGAGATAAGGTTAATGCTGCCTTGTCTCAGATGACTACAGAAAAAGAAAAGTTTAATTATGCTTTTGGTTTTGCTAATAATGTAGCAAAAGAAGCTGCGGTAAAACAAAAGCGCAAAGCACAAAAAGTTTCTTATGGTCTTGTTAGAGAAGATGGAAAAGAAATTAATATTCCTGATGCAAGAATAGCGGTTGAAAGTAGTAAACCAATTTCTAAAGAACAAGCAGAAACTGTTCTTTCTATTGTTACACAAACAACACTATCGCCAAATGTAAAGGATATAGTTTCTAAGTATTTAATTGCTAAACAAAACAACCCAGAAGTAACTGATAAGGGTATTGCAAAACTACTTGGAATTACTGATAAACAAGTAATGAATGCTAAGGCTGCTTTAAGAAAACAAGTACAGCAGATTGATGGAGAAATTAAACTTGTTAATGACGAAGTAAGACCAACATCTTTAACTGAAAATATTACAGAAACAGCAAAAGCAGTTCTTGCCAAAAAGTCTGATGCTATTCTTAGTGGTGAAGAAAAACCAAAGGTTGTTTCATTAGAAGAAGCTAGAGCAAAACTAGAAGCATCTAGAAAAATTAGAACTAATATTGAAGCTGCTATTTCAAAAGAAACAACTGAACTTCCAGTAGCAATGCCAGAAGTTAAAACTGAAGTTGGAGAAACTGTTATGTTTGTTTCTGGTGAAACTAAAGATGATTCAATTAAAGGTGGTTCTGTACTATTACCAGAAGATAAAGTAACTGTATCAGCAGATAAAACTGAACCAATTTTTGTAAGTACAACAAAGGTTAAAAGTACTACTAGAACATTAACTTTAGTTTTAGATAAACCAGATATTATTTCTGCTTTAGAAGCAACACCAGAAGAACGATTTTCTGATTTTGGTTTAGAAAAAGATATTTTAATTTCTATTGTAAAAGAATCTGAAACACCAGAAACAACATTAATTGATATTTTAAAAGAACAAAATATTGATTTAGTTAGCTTTATGAAAAAAGAGAAAACTGTAGCTGTTGTTCCAACTAAAGAAGGTGTAGTTAAGAAAGAAACAACGCTTGATACAACTAGTAGACTACCAGTAATAAGAAAACCAATAGAACCTCCTGTAGCTGACGATCCAAAAGTTATTATAGATAAGCCAGTAGTTAATCCAGAAAAACTTCCTGTTGATATGGACCCAAAGACTGGTAGAACACCAGCTACTGATCCAAAAATTAAAGCAGGAAAAGCTGAAACAGTTGTTCTTAATGATGTAGATAAGTTTGATGCTCAGATGATGGCTGGAGAATCTTTACTTAGAAACTCTGGAACAGATCCTAAGTTTGTTAAGATTCTACTACTTAACTTCCATAGAATTACTTCTGGATTAAGAGAAAATCTTGGTAAAAAGATTGAAACAATTCCAGATCAATTCTTACACTTCTTAGATAAAGTATATAACATCTATTCAACAATTTCTAATATTAATCAAGAAAAGTTTGGTACTAGGTTTGAAACAATTAATAATATTTTCTGGTCATACTATGATATTGAAATTGCAAAAGAACTAGATGCAAGAAGTACTCCAACTGAACAAATCTCAGTAAAGACTATGGATCAAATTCTAGACTTTGCAAAAGCAAAGACTGATCAAGCTATTGCGTCTTATAACGCAAGATATGGCACAGAGTTACCAGAGTTTACTAGACCACCATCTCCACATGATTTTGTATTTAGTGCAGATAACATTACACTAAATTATCCTGATAAAGTTAGAATGAAAAAGGGTAGTTATGCAGCACAAACTTATGCTGGAGCAAAAGTAAAAGTAGATATTGAATCTGCTAAAAGAGATTTAGGTTTGGGTGTACTAATTGATATAGAACCAGAAAAGCTACCACCAACACAAGGTATCTTAATTAACTTCTTAAATAACCTAGCAACAGAGCATACAGAAGTATTTAGATCTACTAACTGGATTGCTAGTTTGTTTAGAGGATCTGAAAAGACAAATAGAAACGCATTTAGAAAAACACTAAGTTGGATGTCTGGTCTTACCTCATTTGCTACTGGTGAAGGCAAAACTCTTCGTAGTATGAACAACCTACTACGATGGCTTTCTTCAATGGCAGAAAACGGAAAGGTAATGACACACCAGTTAGTAAAGTCTGGTACACACGCATTTAAAACTTGGGAAGGTGTTGCTAATCAGGTTCAAAGATCAAAGAGAGCTTTAATTACACTAAACAGAGATCTTGCTATTCAAACAGGAGATCTACGAGTAATGCAAGCAGTTGAACTAGAAATTGTTAAATCTTTAGTATCAACTAAACGACCACTACAAAGAGCAGATATTCAAACAGCAGTTCTTGCTATTAACTCAGCTGCTCAACCAGCATACATTGATGCTGTCTTTACTTCAGCAAAGAATCTAAGAGATGAAACAATTCGTAGAAATAAGTTCATCCTAGATCTAGAAAATTCTACTGAATGGATTAGTATTAAGGATGACGCTGGTAATCCAGTTCCAGCCGAAAATTACTTTGCACTAACATTTGATCGTGATAAAGTAACTAAGAATGACCGTACTCAAATCGTTGATGAAATGGTTAGAGTAAGAAAAGATACTATTAGAAACGATGAAACATTAGATCGTAGTATTATGCTTGCTATGGGTTGGTTATGGGATACAGAATCAAACCCATTAACAAACCGTGGTAAGGAAGGTAGAGATCAACTACATATTGGAGAGACTGGTTTTGATGCTGATACTCTTTCAAGACTAGAGGCTAAGGCTGGTAATAGACGATATGCTCCCGGTACTGATCTTAAGAAGATTCCTGAAATTAGAAGAGAAGCTGATACTAAGTTCTTCTCTTATGAAGATCCAGCAACAGGTCAAATTGTAATCTGTGCTATTCCAGAAAAGGTAGACGATCTAAGTCCAAGAGATTTAGCTAGATATATGGAAACAGTAGATGGAGTTACTACTCACATTGCAGATCAATGGAAGGCTAACTTTGGTAATACAAAACCAGTTCTTCAAGTTATGATGGAAGAACTACTAGCCTTTAAATTAAGAGAAGGTAATTACCATAGATATATTCAAAAGCCAGAAATGGGTGATAATGCATTCTTACAATTATTTGGTAAGGGTGGAGATAATCAAGGATTTGCTGTTAAGAATCTTGATTGGAAGGAAGTATTTAATAGTCCTCTAATAAAAGATATTATCAGAACCAACCCACTAGCTGCTTATGATAATCTAATTAACCATAGAGGTTTTGAATTATTAGTACAAGCAGAACTGGATAGAATGCTTGGTGTAAAGGGTGTTCGTATCTATGAACTATTTGATGCAGCCAGTAAACTACTAATGAGAATGGCTGGATCAAATGAATCACTACAGAAAGATCTTCAAGGTGGTATGAAAAGACTCGCTGAAGATTATGCTGAATATGCTGGTAGAAATCCCCGCATTATGTCTGCATACGGTGAGACAGGAGAACAACTTAGTAGATCTGCTGGTGGTATTCTAAGAGCAACATCAGGTCAGGGTTGGGGTCTTCGTAGCACTGCTGAATCCTTTATCAATGTTATTACAGCACTACCAGAAGTTGGTATTAAAGAAACTATAAATAATGCGTTTGGTGTATTTAAGATGTTCTTAGATAGAAGACCATCAGAAGCATTAAAACAACAAGCATTCTTAACCGTACACGGAATTCGTAGTTATCTTTCTGAAATTGAAGATAGATATTTACAAACAAACTCCGTTTCAGGTGTTCCATCTTTAAATGATAGTTGGTGGAAAAGATTGACTAAGACAAGAGAAGATAGCAATAAACTAACAGCTGCTCTTGAAACAATAGGTAATCTTGGTGTAGAAGTTGGTTCAGTAAAGTATATTACTGGTATTTCAAAACACTTTGCACTAGGAAGATTTACACAAAGAAATGCTAAGTATATTGTAAACGGAGCTGCTTTAAGACTGTTGGCATTAATGGAAAATCCAGCCAATAAAGCAGAACTAGAAAGACTACAAGCGTTGTCTATTACTTCAGAAAAGGCAGATAGACAATTAGCAGCTCTTCAAAAGAAACTAGCTAGAGAAGCTGGGTTTGGTGGTAACTGGGATCATGCTTTAACTTTTATGAGATTTAGATTACTAGATGCTGATAAGTTAAAGGCACTAAAGTATATCATGGAACAAACAGGAACTAACAAGAATGGAGTCTTTAATCTAACAGCACTACAAGCAAAGGTAGATGCTTATATGACTGGCCCCATTGGTCCTATTCCAAAAGAAGTATTAGATGAAGCCTTTAGTGATTTCGTGTACGCACTTGAAACACAGATCTCAACTGATGGTTTAATTTCAGAATCAAGAGGATTAAATAAAGATATTTCAATTACCTCTAAAACTGGTATTGGTAGATTTATTAGATCGCTATTGCAATGGTCACAATCATTCAAAAGCGGTGTACTTGAAAATCTACAGCTAAAGAAACCAACAGTTGTTCTAGCTGAAATAGTTATTCTATATTCAGCTTTAACATATATGTCTGAACTTATAATAGATTGGTTAAATGGCAGAGATGTTAAAGATATTAAGGAAGAGTTAAAAGACCCAAGTACATCAGTATTTAGAATGGCTAGTACACTCCCAGTCTTTGGTTCTCTATCCGGCCTGTTCTCAGGAACGCTAGCTACCTTCTCAGAACTAACTGGAGGAACCTACAAGGGATTCTCAAACCCAATTTCTCCTCCAGCCTTTAGTGTACTCAATGCTTATGTAAGCAAGGCAATGGGTTCTGGTAAGGAATTATTAGCTAGGGGTGGTGAAATGTCTAAGGAAGAAATGATTGCCAAGTTTGGTGATATTATTCCTTATAACATTACATTCAATAAAAGCCCAGTTGCAGTACCAGCTAGGTTATTACAAGAACTAGAAGTAATTGATGAAAACAACTCATTAAATAAATATCTTAAGCTTATCCAAAAAGGAAAGAATAAGTATATTAATAAACCTGAGAATGTAACTAGTAATCATAATATTGTCCCAGTTCAGTCTAGAGAAATTGAAAACAAACTAAAGGATAATAGAGCTAGATACCTAGAAGAAACCAACAAGTTCTTACAAGATAGAAAGAATTCAATACAAAGACCAATAACATATACCAATAATAAAGGTGTATCTACAGACTTGGCCAACCTATTGAAAGACATGTCCAATAATCAGTAAACAAATAGTTGGAGCTATAGATATTTCCCATAGGGGTATCCTTAAGATACTCCTATGGGAATTCTATAGTTTTTAAAATATTTGTATTTATACCTTTAGTTCCCGAAAGGGATCTAAGGGGATTCATTGTAATCAATACAAAATAACACTACACTATGATCCCGGTCGATTTCGATATAAATTGAATAATACAATCCCCTACGGTAGCCCCAGATACCTAAGGGGTACATTCTCCTATAGCTCAGTCGGTAGAGCAGAGAGCTGTTAACTCTCGGGTCGTTGGTTCAAGTCCATCTGGGAGAGTTTGGAAAATCGGCTTAGGGGTCAAAAATTTATAAGAGGGTATCCCCCTAAATCCCCCGCGCGCGTCCCCCCGTGCCCCCCCTCGCGTTACCGGACACGGCCCTGTGCAGGTTATCGGACGGCCTACATCCAAGGGGCCGATAACGCTAAACCCTCGGAATGGTTTAGTGGGGAATTGGGTATCCGCTATGATGGGGTGTCCCCCGAGTTGTGCGGGGGTGGGGCGCAAATGCGACATTCAACGATCTCTAATGACCCGCAAGGGCATCATGGGTGGTGAAACCAGTACTCTATGTTGGACTCCGCGCTAGTTGGGCGGCAACAAGGTAACAGTTATCCCCTGCGTGATGCACACGATGCGAGGTCGAGGGTATCGCCTACGCGGTTTTTCCATCCACGCGACTGGATGGTTGGCCCGGATTCTACACCTAGTGCCCAAAAGGCGCAATGGCCCCCGCATGATCGGGGGGCCGCTAGTGTGTGTGGACTGGTCAAGGCTGCCCGAAATGGGCGTGCATGGTAATGCTTCGGCGTAATCCGCTACCATGCAAGTGTACAGCCAATGTTTACTATTTCCGATCCTCCCCGAATGGGTGGATTCCTGCTCTTTTCTAGCGATGGTCGAGTACCGAGTCCATGCACCCGCATGGTTCCCGAAAGATACAGCGTGAATATCAGGAATCCTTGGCAACCTGTTCGGGGGGGATTCGGTATCCTGCTATGGTAGGGTATCGAATCCCATGCATCAGATGGTCTGGTGCATAGGGTTACTATAACCGCCCGGAATGGGCAAGGATTCCGAATGAACAAGTGGAACAGTCTGTCGATTGCTGATCAGCGTGCCTGTGTCGTGAAGGTGTTCAATGCGCTGGTGAAGGCGGGGATTCTGTCGAACAAGGGTAAGCGCAACGCTACCGTGATTCGTGGCAAGATCGAAGACTATTTTGGCTGCACGATTACCACGAATCAGATTGCGTGGCAGACTTTCGTGGAGGCTTCGATTCCCGCTAGTGTGGAGAATGCTGAGGCTCGCAATGCCCGCAAGTTGGCCGAGGCTCTGTCTGTCTCTATCGACCTTGGCCTCTAATCCAATGGCATGGATTCTCCCCGGTAGTAATACCGGGGTTTATCCCTTTCATGGGAGAAATGGAGACACTATGGATCACCATCGTATCGACTGGCGCAAGGAATGGGTGAATCTGTCCGGTAGTCGCAAGGGTATCGCGGAGTTCATTATCCGCGTTCGATCCTTCCTGTCTGTCAAGTATGGTGTACAGCCTAATGAGGTGAGCGGAAAGCGTGTGGTGTTGGCTATCCTCCTGATCGACAAGGCTGCCCCTGTGTCGTGGAATGCGAAGGATAAGATGATCGTGATTCGCTGATCTTCTGATATCTACGGGTGAGATACCCCATAGATATCTTTCCCTGTACTGTAGGTCACGCCCTCCATTTCAGTATTGGAGAAAGCACGGGCGGGAGTTGTTACCCACGTAACTAGGCAGGATTGTGGAAGCGAACCGTAAAGAGTAGGTCGCTATGTGTTGCATAGGGTTATCCACCATAGGATTCAACTATGCAAGTACCGTGAACACTACTCAACTAATACGATGACACCACAGAATCTTCCCTTATGGTATCTCACGGTGAAATACCCATGAGATATCTTTATTGACCATAGACAAGATTCTATGGATGGTTTGCTAACCATCAACCCGTAAAGTATTAGCAAAGGGTAGTTCCCGATATTGCGCTTGTCGTGAGCGTACAGAATAACTATGTGTTTGGGAATGATACTACCCCAAACATATCCAAATGTTGTATCCCTTTATGGTAGGAAGGTCAAACCATACATGAACTTCAAGGTGTGAACCGTTGCAACGGGAAGAACACAATAGGATTCTGTATTGGCTGCAAACCAATATGGGAAACGCTCCGCAAGAGTGTAGTAGTGGATTAGTAGTCCTCCCACTATGGTAGGCCATTTAGGGGACAATGGTTGATGGAGGTTGTTGTTATCTCTAATCCATCAATAGTTATATTATAGAGATAACACTCGACTATGCGAGTATAAATAGACTTTAGGCATAGTGCGTCCCATTCATATCGACGGATGTGAATGGGGGTATTTACTGATCTATTGGTTCTTCCTTATGCGGTTGGAGCACTAGGAAAGAATCCAAACCAACAATAGATCAACGCTTGTATGCCGTTCATAGTATACTCTAGCTGATCCACTAGAAGAATATAATAGGATCAGATCGGGTATCCCTAGGTGAAACATCCTATGGATATCTTTCAGTTGAATAGTCACTATCTCTGCAACAAGTAGCACCCTCTTTGTGTGCCTTGGGATTGTAGAAGTAACTAGGGTTTGTGGTAAACCTTGTAATGTTGGGTCTTGTGTAAGGACTCTAACTATTCCTTATGGAATAACTGTAGACATAAATCACACTCTCTTATCCGGCAATGCCGGGAAAGGTTTGCACATGATTCAGCATTCGTCAAACTTCCGAGACAGAACTAACCGTTGTATCATTGCTCTTCAGGAAGGTTTCCGTGAACGCCTGAAGGCATCTTTGCCACTCCATAAGCATGGATTAGTTGATTCAATGTATGAATCATTGAACCTCTATGCTCAGGAAGTTGAAAGCCTTCAGATGCAGATTGATAGGGCTTCAGCATGAACACCTATAAGTTTGTTCAGAACAATAGCGGAGGCTATTATGTTGGCCCTGCTGAGTTTGTTGTTCGTGCTGAATCTGTGGATGGTGCTTGGGCTGAACTAAAGAAGCAAGAGTGGTTTACTACAGATTTCTGTGAGTGTTGTGGTGAGCGTTGGTATGACCCCAAAGTTCTTGAACCAATAAAGGAAAACGATATGAACTGGAAAGACATTGCAGGTGTTGATCTGACTGATGCTGAGTTGAAGGAACTTCGCTCTACTGTCAAGTCTTTGCAGGATACTGTTAAGGATTTGCAGGCAAGTCTTGAAATCGAACAGATGTTGAATCGTGCTCTGATGAAGAAGGTTCAGAGGTTTGAGAATGTTTGAGCTTCTTGCCATTGCTTTGGTTGTTGTTACTTGTATTGTTATTACTTGTGTTGCATTGCACAATGTAAACAAACTTGGATAACTGATCTCTCCCGCATTCTCATGGTAGAAATATCATGGGAGTGTTTCAGGCATTTCGCGTGGTAGCCTCTTAGATAACCACATATGTTGTATAGCAACTACACCTATACAAAGGAGACACATGTAGGGTACTAGGTAAACGCGTAGTCCATAACCTAGGTAGGCAAGTGGTTCGCCACGGGATTCTCTTTCGGGAGAATCCCCTACGATGTACTTGTCTGTTCTTTTCCATCTTATAGGAGAATCAAATGAAGAATCGTGAAACTACACTTTGTGGGGAACAATTTGAAATCGTTCTTATTTGTTTGCGCGATAGAATGGTTAGTATTGCAGAAGATATGAAGAAAGCACCATACCATTCAGATAATGGTGAAGGTTGTCATGGTGATGATGATTGGCGTTATAACCTACACATGAGTACGCTAGTTTATAAAATGTCTCAAGTTAGTACATTGTATTATGAGATGGTTACTCAATGTGATTATGTTGAAAATTCTGGAGAAACTGACAATGGATGAGTTTATTATTATCAGTTGGTACATAAAGGTTACTGTTCTTTGTGTACTGTCCCCCGTGATCTTGTTTCTTTATTACAAGGATAAGCGAAACTTAAATGGACAATGATTATTGGGCAGCTTATGCTGCTGTTGATTGTATTGTTGAATCAGAACTAATCGCTGAAGAAGATGATTATGTTGTGATTTCTATTCCTCGTTCTCTGTGGAATTCTTATCAGGAGTTGGCAAATGGAAACTAGTGCACCTAATACTTATATGGATTGGTGGGTAGTGTATCGTACTGCTGATGATCGCAAGTGGCGTACTCTCAGTTATCACGATACTAAGTATGATGCTAATCGTGCAGCAATGCAAGCAATGTTTGGTGTTGTTGGTGCTGATGTTGTGTGTGTTCACCGTGATGATCTTGAACTCTATCTTGGAGATAACGCAAATGCCTAACTGGTGTATGAATACTGTTGTTGCAAAGCACTCTGATCCTAATAAGATTAATGATCTTAAGGATGCTCTTGTTCTTGATATGTTCTTTGAGCATATTATTCCTATTGGTGAATGGGATTATAACAAGGCTATTGATAAGTGGTCTACCAAGTGGGAAGCATCTGATATTTCTTGGATGAAGTTCCCGGATGGTAGGACTGGTAATGATTATCTTGAGATTTCTTTTGAGTCTGCTTGGTGTCCTCCAGAGAATGTTTATGAGGCTATGATTCAGGATGGTTGGAATATTACTGCTTACTTCTATGAACCCGGTATGGGGTTTGTTGGTAAGTATGGTACTGATCTTGATGGTATCTACGAGGAATCGTATGAGATCAATAATGAACCTATTCCTGCTGAGTTGGTTGAGATGTTTGGTATTCAAGAGATGTTTGAGGATACCGAGTATGAACTTGTTGACAATGGTGATGGTTTCTATGAAGTAAAGGAGATTGAGAATGCCGACTGAAACTAGTGTGATTATTCCTAAGCATGACAATCAGTATGCTAAGACTGATGTTGCTCAGTCTATCTTTGAAACCTTTGTTTGGTATGTGTCTACTCATTTTGGTGGATGTTCTGTTGTTGAAGGACAGGGATTCTATAAGATGAGTGACACCAAGGTTCAATGTGATGAATGGTGGAAGGTTAGTATTACCTATGACAAGCAGGAAGAAGTTGATGCTTGTGTTCAGGCTCTAATCAATACACTTTGCAAGCAACTTGGTCAGGAATCTGTTATGGTTACTTATACAGAAGTTAGTGTTATGTTCTCCGCAGCACAGTCTACTGGAAAGGATATCTATGCTCTTGTTTGAATACCATGTGTTTAACAGTCTTTCTAATGACAACCCACGAAATGTTAATCCTGCTGTATTCCGTAAGGTTTATGGTATCAATGGTGTTGGAGAAGAGTATGTTGGATGCTTGTCAAATATTCTAGACTCTATTGATTTCTATAAGCGTAACCTTGAAGTTGCACTTGATAAGATTCATAAGTTGGAGTATGATCTCAAGCAATATAAGGAGAATACCGATGAAGCGGTTTGAGTTGAAGACTAGTAAGAAGTTGAATGGTAGACATTATCGTTGGGGTGATCTGTATGATTCGTGGAATCAGACACAGAAGGATCACTTTGATGGTATTATTGATGTGTATGCTCCTATCATGCGTAATAATATTCAGTATCCTAGCATTGCGGATCAATGGAAGGCAGACTTTTCAAGGAAGATTAAGAATGGATAACAGTCAATACAAGTTTGAATATATGGGTGATGAGTATGTTGCTCACCTGAGTCATATTGAAGACCCTGATGGTGCTCCTCATGTTGAGATTGATCACATTGAGGATATCTATGGCTCTCATATTGAGCCAACAGAGGATGATGAGTTTGGTAATGAATTGTACCAATATTTTTGGGAGAACTATAGTGGGTCTTGATATCTATGCAATGGAAACCAAGAATGCTGATCCCAAATTATTTGCTGGGATTAATCTTTGTGGCGGTGAGCTGCATACTGATACTACTAGTTTTCGTGGTAAGGTTTACGAGTCTCTTGTTCAATGGATGACTGGTGATGAGGTTACTCTTTATCAACAGGTTATTCCTTTTGACGATCTTCGTAAACTTGCTGATCAGTTTGCTTTGTTCTTTACTGAGAATCCTGATGACACTAAAGCACAGGAACTTCTGAATGAATTGTTTTATAATACAAAGCAGATTGATTATGCCCATACTGTTAATGAGGTTCGTAACCTTCTTAAGTTTTTTAATGTTTGTCTTGATAACAATCTTCATCTGAGAGGGTGGTGGTAAATGTCTGAAGCTGAACTTAATGACGCTCTTGATTGGCTTTTAATTAATGATCTTGTTTCTGTTAGTTGGGATGAGGATGGTGTTGATTATTATAGTGTAACTAAAAAGGGAGAGGCATATTTTAATTTGCTTAATGCTTTTAAGGAAGAAGGTTTAGATGATGGATATCAAGTATGTTGATTGGGTTCATCGTCTAGATATGATGTTACTTGATGATGCTCTTGTTTGGGAAGATGTTGCTCAGTTTATGCCGCACCATTATTATCTTCTTGGTAAGTCCCCAGAAGATTTTATGTTTGACATGAAGGAAATGATCAATGATTAATTACTATGTTATGAAGGTTAATACTGGATGGTATGAGGTCCGCCGTTCTTATGGTAACGGTTCGAATAATGTCGAGGTTATTGATGCCTTTGAAGATGAGTCAGACGCTTTTAATTTTAAGTCTTGGCTTGAGAATAAGGACGGTAATCTGATCGGTTTCTATCCCTAAAGTTGGGGCTACTGATAGGGACCACAATACTCGCCCTCTTAGCTCAGTTGGTAGAGCAGTTGACTTTTAATCAATAGGTCGTAGGTTCGATCCCTACAGTGGGCACTTATGGAGAATCTTATGAAAGAGTTATTTAGAGACTATGAAGAAATCAATATTAATATTAATTGTGTTGATTACTTAGTTAACTTTAGATCCCTTGAATTCTGGCATCTTGTTGATAATGGTATTGGTTGGTATGATTACTTTGGTGCTACAGGTATCCATGAAGAATGGGAATGGGAACTTGGTGATGTAGAGATATCTGATATTTCAATTATTGAGTTTGATGAAGATGAAAACTCAATACTCAAACCAATTGAGTCTTTTGATTCTGCATTCGCTATCAACATTTACGAAGCGTGCCACAAGTATACTAAGGATAATTCAGAGTATAGATAATTTACTGGGATGTGCCTGAACTGGAGGAAGGCCGTGACTTATAATCGCGTATATGCGGGTTCGAGTCCCGCCATCCCTACTATTGTTTTGTTGTTTAATTCTATTTGAAAGGAAAGTGTAATGAGTACTTTTGCAGAGCAGCTTGATGAACTGATTAAGGATACTGTTGGTGATCTTATTGATGAGAAGATTGAAACCGAACTTAGTGACTTTAGGGATGATGTTGAAAACATTCGTTATGAGACTGAGCAGTTGGTTGATTCTAATATCTCAGACATGAAGGATGACATTCTTTCTGAAGTCGATGCTATGGTTAATGATGTTATTGGAGATAGGCTTGAAGAACTTAAGCAGAACGGCAGTACTATTAATAATAACGATATGCGTTATATTAATGATCTGATTAAGTCTGTTGTTGATGAGCGTCTTTGCAATGCTGTGACTACAATTTATCAATCCGTTATGAAGGAGTTGAATGGTTTTGTTCAATCTACTCCTCCATACAAGGGTAATTGATTAATGTGTTCCTGTAGCTCAATTGGATAGAGCGTGGCACTTCTAATGCTAAGGCTAATGGTTCGATTCCATTCAGGAACGCTTTATGAAATATGGTCTATGGTGTAAAAATTTAAAAGATTGGATGATGGAAAATAAAAACGACATTGCTTATTGGGAATCTGATAAAGAGGCCGATAAGTGGCGTAGAAGTCATACTGTTCATCCAGACAATTATGAAGTAAAGAAACTTGACAAGCGCAAGGAGATGTGATATAATGAGCGGCAAGCATTCAGCTGGTAAGGGTGATAAGTATCGCCCATTGGATAAGAAGCAATACGATAAGAACTATGAGGCTATCTTTGGTAAGAAGAAGCCTAAGAAAAAGAATACTGAAAAAATTATTAAGCAACTTGATGATTTGTTTGATGGTAAGATTTAAATACTACGGCCAAGTAGACCAACGGCAGAGTCAAGACACTTAAAATGTTTGTAGTGTGGGTTCGAATCCCATCTTGGTCATGTTGGGGCTATCGTCTAGTGGTTAGGATAGGAGGCTTTCATCCTCTTGACCGGAGTTCGAATCTCCGTAGCCTCACTATTGGAGTTTATATGAAACAAAGTAGAAACAAAGATAAAGACAGATATAAGTATAAAAAGAAAGAACAAAATAAAGGTTGGGGCAAACAAAAAAGAGATCGTATTAAAGAAGATTTCAAAGTTCGTGATCGTTCTGATTACTAATTAGCATCTGTTGATGCAGAAAGGTGTGCTATAATGGCTCACGAGATTATGGAAAAGGATACTGCTGTGTTTAACCGCGTTGCTGCTTGGCATCGTCTTGGTACTGTTGTTGATTCGGATATGTCGCCAAATGATGCACTTAGTGCTGCTGGTCTTGACTGGAATGTTTACAAGTCTTCTTTCATTAAGGCTAGTATTCCTGATTGTGATGATGTGTTTAGTACTGATTACGCTGCTCTTATTCGTGAAGATACGAAGGAAATTCTTAGTGTTCAGTCAGCTGATTATCAGGTGATTCAGAATAAGGAACACTTTGAGATGGCTTATGAACTTAGTAATGATGTTAAGGTTGAGTCTGCGCTTAGTCTTAAGAATGGTCGCAAAGTTGTTCTTCTTCTTCGTGGTGATACCTTTGATGTTGCTGGCTCTAGTGGCGATACTGTTACGGAATACATGGGTTTAATCAATAGCCATGATGGTAGTATTGCTTTCTCTGCCTTGCCAACAAGTGTTCGTATTGTTTGTCAGAATACTCTTAGCATGGCAATTGCTAAGGCTCGTCGTGGAAAGAATATGTTTAGAATTACTCACAAGGGTTCTACTATGGAAGACAAGAAGGATGCAATGCGTGAAGCACTTCGTGAATTCAAGTCTACTGGTAAGTTCTTCCGTGAGACTGTTAATACTCTTGCAAGCCGTGAACTTACCAAGAATGATATCCAGAAGTTTTGGATGGATGTTTGGGGTATGATTGAGGCTCCTATTGTTTCTAATCCAAGCAATGGACATGAACAGAATAATTACGACAATGCTCTAAAGGCTGTGTCTAATTGGTCTGAAACCTTTGACCGTGAAAGGGATGAGACTAAGAGTAGAGCTAGTATCTGGATGGCTGCTAATGCTGTTAGCAAGTTTATCCAGCATCGTACTGCTGCTAGAGGTCGTGTGGCAAAGCCTGAGAATCGTGCATGGGATAATCTTGCAGGACTTACTCAGGATGATACTATGAAAGTTTTCCGTCACGCTCTTACTCTTGTCTAATCATTAATTTGATGGTGGGATGCGCATACCTATAACGCATTATAAAGGTGATATATGGATAAAAAGATTGCAAATATGTGGATTAAAGCTCTTGAATCTGGTGACTATAAGCAGGGTCATTTTGCCCTTAGATCCGAGAATGATTGTTTCTGTTGTCTTGGAGTTCTTTGCGATCTGTATGACAAAGATCGTAAGCAAAAGAAAAAGAGATCTATCAAGATTACTAATGCAAAGTATAATGGAAATAAAAACTTTTCTTGTTTTAAGTATGGTAATCAAACGGATTTTCTTCCAGTTGCTGTTAAGAATTGGGCTGGAATGTCAACCAATAAAGGTTGGTTAAATGGTATTCATCTGTCAGGTTTAAATGACGGTGATTACGATAAGCACTATACTTTTAAGGATATTGCTAAAATTATTAAGAAAAATATTGAAATTCTTTGATAGGAGGTTACTATGCCTGAGTTATGGGATTTACTAAAGCCAGAAGTTCAGGAAAGTAGAAAAAACTATCAAGCAATGCTTGAAGAAGAAATGTTAAATCTTTCCAACAATAGATATTGGGAAGAGTATAACAGATCGCCTGACGAAGGATATCCTGAACAAGGTCTATTAGATAGTTGTGTTATTCATCTCACTCCATTCTATCAAGAGTGGATTGATATGGTTTCAAAGAATCGTAAGACTCCTGATTGGGCATATCCTTTGTTTGCTGTTGGTGCTGGTAAGATGGCTGACATTACTATCCGATGTCTAATGCTTGAGTGGTTTAACTCAAACACTTGGGATCGTAAGATGGATGGTAAGGATGGAGATATTCATAGCTTACCTTTACCATCTGCACAGCATATGGCACATCAGATTTCTAACATGGCTATTGATATTGTTTCATATCAAGCAGCTAAGAAAGATTTTAGAGATGATTGGTTAAAGCAGTCTCATTACCAAAAGAATTGGACTGTTAAGCGATGCCGTGCTTTTTCTGGTAAAATGAATTGCATTAACAAAAAGCAATTTACTAGAAAACAACGAGAAGATTTTGGTCATCATATGCTTCGTATTGCTGAGATGAGTAATATCATTACCATCAGAAACTTTAGAAAGCGTATTGGTAATCGTTGGTATGAACGAGTTGTTGTAAGTTTTACCGATGAACTTCTTCGGGAGCTTCATAATAGACACAAGGATTTGATTTCAAGAGCAAGTCTACTGTATCGTCCTATGATTGTTCCTCCTGCTGAACATACTGTTACTTCGTCTGGTGGTAACTTAATGCCTTGGATTCGTAAGCCAGTTGTTCAGAAGTTTAGAGATGTTCATTGGGATGAGACTGTAGTTCAAAAAAACTCTACTCCTAGTGAAATGGTTGTTCGTGGATTGAATGCATTGATGCATACTGAGTGGGCTATTAATTATAAAGTCTATGCAGTAATGAATGCAATGTTCCACAACAATACAAGAGAAGCTAATCTTCCAGCGTATAACTTTGATGCTTTTGATTTTGGTGAGGCTTATCCTGAAACTGGAACAAAAGAAGAAAAGGCTAAGTGGTGTCAGCGTAAAGAAGAGTCTTGGTCTTCTTGGTATAAAGAAGAACGATCCCGTGGTCGTATGTTGGTAAGGCTTAAGGTTGCAAATGATTTGATGAAGTGGAATTTCTTTTATCATATCTACACATGTGACTTTAGAGGTCGTGCTTATACTGCTTGTGATTTATTGTCACCACAGAGTTCAGATTTTGATCGTAGTTTAATTCACTTTGCTAAACCAATAAAGCAAACTGAAAACGGTATATACTGGTTAAAGATTCATCTTGCTAATTTGTTTGATCAAGATAAGTTACCATTTGCAGATCGTATTAAATGGGTTAATGATAATCTTAATCTTATTCAAGATACTGCAAAAGATCCATTTGAAACACGATGGTTTTGGGTTAGTGACAAAAAGAAAAAGAATCCTAGTTTTCAAAGACTAGCTGCAATCTTTGAACTTTGTAGAACAGATGGTTTTACTCAACTACCAATTCAAATTGATGGTTCATGTAATGGTGTTCAACATTGGGCTGCTATTATGCGTGATGTTGATCTTGCTTATAAAGTAAATCTTACTGGACATAAAGATCCACAGGATTTATATGGTTTTGTTGCTGATTCTATGACTAATTCAATGTCAAAGGATTCTAAAGATGACAATGCAGATCCAGATACGAAGGATTGGGCACAGTTATTTTTAAATCATTGGGATAACAAAATTCCAAGATCAGTATGCAAGAGAGCTGTTATGACAGATCCATACGGTGTTACATTCTACGGTATTCGAAGATACTGTAAGACTGAAGGACATTTGGATTGGGTTAATAAAGATCGTATTGCTGGTGCAGTTATGGAGCTGGCTACTTATATTGACAAGTGCTTAAAGAATACTTTAACTAATGCAAATTATGGTAAGGTATGGCTAAAGCAAATTGCTGATATAGCAAGCAATATGGGTAAAAATCTTGAGTGGACTACTCCATGTGGTTTTAAAGTCGTCCATCAGTATTATGAAATTCTAACAAGGCGATCAATTGCAAAGTTGTTCAACATGAAAGAACTTCATTTTGGTTCTACAGATTCAAGTCAGATTGATGATACTCAAGTTAACTTGGCAGTAAGTCCAAATTATATCCACAGTCTTGATGCAAGTCATATGTGGATGACTATGGATAAAATGCTTACAGCTGGTATTACTAATTTTAGTTTTGTCCATGATTCATATGGGTGTTCTGCTCCATATGTTCCATTGATGCGTCAGTATACAAGAGAAGAATTTTATGCTATGCATAAAAAACCTTTGCTTGAAAAACTAAAATTAGAAGTTGAGAATTCATTAGGGGTTGAACTTCCAAGCACACCTGCAATTGGATCTTTAAATATTTCTTCTGTTCTTGAAGCAGAGTATTTCTTTCACTAAGGAATTATATGGCAAAAAAGAAAAAGAAAAGAAAGATTATAAAGGTACAAAATGAAGGTGACATGGAAAATGCTGTTAAGCGTGTTGTTGATTTGGCTTTGTCTGACCAAGTTAAAAAAACCATAAACTTGTGGTTTCCAACTGGAAGATTTGGTGCTATATTTTTAGATAACTGTCATAGTGAAATGATGTTAAAAAATGTTCCAGAACAAACTGATATGAACATAAACATCTATATAAATGAGGATTAATAATGTCTAGAGTTTTAGTTATAGGTGACACGCATTTTCCTGCGGTTCACAAGAATTATTTTACATTTGTTAAAAAGATTCGTGATAAGTACAAGTGTAATGAAGTAGTTCATATGGGTGATGTTGTTGATCACCATTGTATTTCGTTTCATGCAAAGCATCCTGAAAACGAGGGTGCTGTTACTGAATACAAGAAGGCTTCGATTTGTATTAAGCAATGGGAAAAAGAGTTTCCAGAGTTAAAGGTTTGTATTGGTAATCACGACGAAAGAGTTTATAGATTAGCTTCAAATATGGGTATTCCAGATTTTTATCTGAAAGACTATAATGGAGTTTATACAACAACTAAATGGGAGTGGATGTATGCTCATGTTATTGACGGCGTTCGCTATCAACACGGTACTGGGTCTTCTTCTCAATATCCAGCTTTTAATACGGCTAAGATGTCGGCATTCCCCATTTGCATGGGACATCACCATTCTATTGCTGGCATCAATTGGCTTTGTGGCCCTGATCGTAGGATCTTTGGCATGGATGTTGGGTGCGGTGTAGACAAGAATAGATATGAAATGGCTTATGGTAAGAACCTAATTAAGAAGCCAGTCATTTCTTGTGGCGTTGTAATTGATGGTCATCCTTATCTTGAACTTATGAATATGTGAGGTATAATATGGAACAAAAAAAGTTTGCTGTGCTTACTGAAGAAATGTTTAAGTTTGTTACTCCTAAGTTTACTGTTAGAATGTGGCTTCCACTAACTCAACCATTTAGTCAAAACGATCTTTACCCAACTTCTGATGATTTTGTTGCTGATGATAGTTGGATGAAGCATAATATTGAACAATGTATTAAAAGCAAATGGAAAAACCTTGATATGTCTGAACTTGGTCTTCGTCTATTATCCGCATACGAGGCCAATGCCGTTGAGGTTCTTGACAAGGACGGAAATGGTAAGGTTTTCTATAACGACTGGCCCTGATAGTTGGGGCTAATGATAGGTACTATCAGAAAGGAGGAAGTATAACAATGAATACAGAAACTACAAATAACGGTCCAGCTGTAACTGGAGTAAGCGTAATTGAGTATCTTTCAAATATTAGCACAGTTCTAGCTGGAATTACGACTAATATTAATGAACAAGTTACTCGTCTTATTGCCGCTCAGACTACTGCTACTACAAATCTAAATAAGGAGAATTCAAATGAAGACCGCGAAGTTGCCACCGCTAGTAACTGATACCCTTGAAGTTAAGTGGAGTAATCTACTTAAGCCAGATACTAACTTCGGAGAAAACTCTGCTAATCACAATATCACCGTTATTGCTGATAAGGATTTGCAGAAGACTCTTGCAGACATTCTTAAGAAGAGTGGAGCAAAGAAGATCAATGGTATGGTTGATAAGGATGGCGTTAAGTATGTAAAGTTTAAGAGCAAGAATCACATCGACAAGATTAAGTTCCCTTGTGTAGATGCTCTTGCAAAGGAAACAGAAGTTGTTGCTTTTGGTGGCGATAAGGTTCGCTTAAAGCTTCAGCCAATGGTTCTGAGTCGTGATAACTCTCTCAGTCTATATCTGAACGGTGTTCAAATCATTGAAAAGAATAACCTTGGTGGTGGTTCTGGTAGTGGTTTTGCACCAGTAGAAGGTGGTTTTGTTGGTGCTAATACCAACACTAAGTCTGCATCAACTACAGAGACAGAAGAAGTTACAGACGATGACATTCCGTTTTAATGGAATGGAAGTTTGAAATATCACCAGTCGCTGCTTCTAGGCCAAGAGTAGGTAAGTGGGGAGCTTACTACTCTGGTCCTTATAAAGAATTTAGAGAACAAGCTGCTTCAAAAGTATATGAAGTAATTGGAACAGAAAGAGAATTACTTTCCGGCCCATTAGCTATTACTCTAGAACTCTATATAAAGAGGCCAAAGAAAACAGAGCGTAGTCATCCGAGAGCAGACTTGGATAATTACACTAAGGCTGTGTTTGATGTTATGAATGGAAAATTATGGGAAGACGATTCGCAGATCGTTTCCATGTATGTAACCAAAGAATGGGCTGATAAAAGCTCTGATGGTTATTTTGTACTTGGTGTTAATAAATCCAAGTAAGTGTCTTTGGTAGTTTAAGTTAGTAGAACAGTATACATTTACCCCAAGCGTGTATAAAAATGGTGGTGCAAATCCACCCCAACGATTTAAGGATTAATATGAAATATATACATGAATTTGAACAACTTATTTCAGTACATACTCCACTTGGAGAAGGTTACATTTTATATGTAAGAGATTGTGGACCTTATGAAAACGATTTATTTGCTATTGTATTATGTTCGTCTGGTGAATTAAAGTTTATGAATAGTAATCAATTTACAATTCATTGTAATGATACACTTGATATAGAGGAAAAATAAAATGGATAAATTAGTAGAATATATTGATCATATGGGTACTGATGCTTCTGTTGTTAATGCAGCAAGAGTTTCTTTTGATAAACTTGCTGAAAACTATTCTCCAGAACAAAACGATAAACTTATTAAGTTCTTAGCAAAGCATAAGCATTGGAGTCCTTTCTCTCATACAAGTATTTCTATGAGATTTAAGGCTCCTGTTTTTATCGCACGGCAATTAGCAAAGCATCAGGTTGGTTTTGCTTGGAATGAAATTAGCCGTCGTTATGTTGACTTTACTCCAGATTGTTGGATTCCAGATGCATTTAGAATGCGTGCTGAAAATAAAAAACAAGGTTCATCTGATGAGGTTATTAATGATCCATCAATAATGCTTGATTATAAAAACATGTGTTCGGCTGCCTTGATCATGTACGATAGACTACTTGAGCGTGGCGTGTGTCCTGAGCAAGCACGGGCTGTTCTGCCGCAGGCTATGTACACCGAGTGGATCTGGACAGGTTCGTTGTATGCGTGGCTCAGGATGGCCATGCTTCGGTCACACGATACGGCACAGGCAGAAGTGAGAGTATATGCTAAAGCTGTTGGTTCAATTTGTAGTAATTTATTCCCAATAAGCTGGAGCGCACTAGTAAATGAATCATTGGATAGAACTCTCTCGTAAAATTTCTGAAACAGTTCAAAGAGATCGTGCTCATATTTCTTTGGTTATTAGAAAAAATAAAGTAATTGCTGTTGGTACTAATAACTGGAAGACACATCCTAAGACTGTTGAACTTGGTTATATGTTACCTTATCTTCACTCTGAGTTAGATGCAGTAAGGAAAATTCAATGTAGTATGGATAAACTTATTCTTGTTAATACTAGGTTTAGTAAGACTGGTCATATTGGAATGTCAAGGCCATGCAAGTATTGTATGCCTTGGTGTACTAATATGTTTGATAAAATTTATTATACTAATGAAGAAGGGATTCTTGTTGAACTATGAAAATTAATGAAACATTTAAAATTATATCAAGGTATGGACAGCCTAGATTAGTTACGAAGGTTGCCAGAAATAAGTATATTATTGATGGACCTTCTGCTTATTATAGAGGAGGCACTTCTAATGATGGACATCCTTT